TGTAATGTGCAAGGTGTCTCAAGGAGAGAGCGCCCAGCCGCTACCGGCATGAGCTATCAGTATGAGGGCTACAACCACAATGACGGTCACGCTTACTTCAAGTTCACCACTGACGCAAGTGTACGCGGCGAAAACGCCATAGAATGTGTGTCACCGGTGATGCAAGGTGCAAAGGGCAAAAGCGATCTCAAATGCGCTATAGACACCCTTAATCGCGCCGGTGCCTCTGTCAATCGTTCATGCGGTCTTCATGTGCATATCGGTGCCGCAGGGCTGACACAGAAGCAATATGCCAATGTGTTCAACAATTACTATTTTCTTGAAGCTCTGATTGACACATTCATGGCTCCATCACGCCGTCGTGACACAAATTGCTATTGCCGCAGCCTGAGCGATCACAGCGCCCTTACAAGATGTGAAACCGTTGTAGATATACAGCGTGTCCTTGACAACGACCGCTACCACAAAATCAATCCTATGTCCTATAACCGCCACAAAACTATTGAGTTTAGACAGCACCAAGGCAGCACTGACTACAAGAAGATACTTAACTGGGTGATGTTTTGCGGCAAACTTGTAGAATGGTCAAAGAAAAACCGGCTCACCTCACATGTGACAAGTATAGATGAGCTACCCTTTCTAACGTCAGCAGAGAAGAAGTTTTTCAACAAGCGCATAACTGAATTGGCATAAACAACCGGTGGGGGCGGCGTGCCCGCCCTCGCCATTTCATCAATCCTTTAACCCCAAATCCATGTGTGTAATAATCATAAAGCCGGCAGGTATTAAAATGCCCTCACAAGAGGTCTTAGACGCAGCATATCGCGCCAACCATGATGGTTGCGGATTTGTGTCTACATTTCACTTTAAGCGGACAACCAGTTATAAGAGTTTTCTGCGCGAACTGTCAAAGGTTCATGAGTCAGAGGCGTGCATCATTCATTTCAGGCTTGCCACTCACGGGTCAGTCAAGATAAGCAACTGCCACCCTTTCAGACGAGGCAATGTATTTTTTGCTCACAACGGCGTTTTGTCAATACAACCTACCGGTGACATGACAGATAGTGAAACAGCATTTGAAAAGTATATCTATCCGGCAATCGCTGAATATGGCTATGCTGATAGCATGAAAGATTATGTTATCAGCAATATAATTGGCGGCTCTAAGTTTGCCATGATGAGACTCGGTGACCGCAATGTAAAGCTATACGGTGACTATATCATGCAGCCTGACGGCTGTTATTACTCAAACCTGCGTTTCAGAATGTTCATGGGTAACTATGCCGCTATGTAGATATGATTAATTTCTGACAATTAGACAACTGTCATGAATTTGCATCTGTAATAATTGCCAAAGATAACATAAATTACTAATTTTATTACCATAATCCTATTGCGGGGTAGAGCAGTTGGCAGCTCGCTTGTTTAACTTGCAAGAGGTCACAGGTTCGAGTCCTGTCCCCGCCACAAATATATATATATTAACAGCATGAAAGAGTCACAACTTATTATCAAGCAAAAGTATTTTGATGAAATAATCGCTGGTACAAAAAAGCAGGAATTTCGTGAAATACGCCCCACTACCGCCAAGAAGTATATCAATTACAAGTGCAACGGCAAAATATATACAGATGACCGAGAACTGACAGAAAACAGTGAAATCGACGTTGTGCCTATCCACTACGATGCGATACGCTTCTATGTAGGTTACAGTAAAGACCGTGCAAGCGCCCTGGTAGAAGTTACCGGTGCAACCGTAGAGTTCTTTGTCGATGAAAACGGCGAAGACATCGTATATGAGTACAAGGGCGAAGAATACTTAGCTGCACAGATGGTATATGACCTCGGTAAGATAATTGAAAAAAATGTTTAATATTAAATTTTATTGAGTTAGACGTAGAATTAACAACAATTACGGACCTCGCCGCAACATGAACGGCGCAGGATCAGGCGGGCGTTTGGTAGCCCGAAGAGACCGAACCACAGGTAATGTAACAGCTGGTCGTTCACAGCTTGGGAGCAGGTCGCAACGAGCTTATGATGTCAGGGCAGCATTTGCAGGGCAGTTAGGCATCAGCGCAGGTTAGCCAATGACATTGCTTCAACGGACATACGACAGCATTGACCGTATCAGTCAGCAGACCGATACGGCTTTGTTGTTCTGTTCGCTTGGCAAGGACTCTCTTGTATTGCTCGACCTGCTATATCCGCGCTTTAAGCGCGTGATTTGTGTGTTCATGTACTTTGTCAAGGGTCTTGAACACATAGAGCGGTGGGTCGGATGGGTCAAGGCGCGTTATACCGGCATTGAGTTTGTGCAGGTGCCCCACTGGAATCTGTCATACATACTGCGAGGCGGTCTCTATTGCGTGCCGAATCCCAAAATCAAGCTTATCAAGCTCGCCAATGTGGTAGAAGCTATGAGGCTTAGATACGGCATCCATTATGCCTTTCTCGGCATGAAGAAAGCCGATGGCATGAACCGTCGCCTGATGCTCAACGGATATGCCACCAATAGCTACGAGAACAACGGGCTGTGCTATCCGCTCGCCGAGTGGACCCAGCGTGACATCCTCGCCTACATGAAGCAACACAATCTCCCCGAGCCTGTAAGATATTCACTCAAGGCATCAAGCGGAGTCGGGTTCAATCTCGACTGTATGCTGTGGCTTGAAAAGAACTATCCGCAGGACTTGGAGAAAATCTACAAAGTATTTCCGCTCTCGCAGCGCATACTGTGGGAGCATCATCAGAAACAATCTTAAATAATTTGCTGAGTTAGAAGAACTAAAACAAGAGCACAAATAGCAGCTCAGGCAGATAGACTTAGCGACGCTAATTGGCGACGCAAAAATACATGGGGGAGCAGTACGGCAAGCCGTAGAGCCAAAAAATCCCGTGACAATCTTATCGCAAGAGCGGAACGGAATACACTCCGTCAGCATGGGTTAGCAAACGCAAACGGATAACCTATGGAGCTGTCAAAATACATAAAGAGCGAATCGGTGGAGCTTAAACGCTCCGCCATCCGCTTTGCATCCTACAACCCCCGTAAGATTTCCGAAGAGTCGCGCAAGACCCTAAAGCGCGGCATCAAGAAGTTCGGTCTTGTGGGAGGCATCGTCGTCAACAAGCGCACCGGCTTCACTGTCGTAAGCGGACACCAGCGCCTCTCTGTCATGGATGAGCTTCAGCGCTACAACCCCGACACAAAGGAGAACGACTACCGCATCCGCGTTGACGTTGTCGACATGGACGAGAAATCGGAGAAGGAGCTGAACATCCTCGCCAATAACCCCAACGCGCAAGGCTCATGGGACTACGATGCCCTGCGTGAGCTTGTGCCGGATATAGACTACAAGGATGCAGGACTCACGGAAGCCGACCTCAACATGATTGGTTGTGATTTCCTGTTGCAGACCGAGGAGGAAAACAATATAGCCGGTGAACTTGAATCCATGATGTCGGAAGTCAACGAACAGCGCGAAGCCGATAGGCAGCAGCGTCAGATGGAACGTGCCGCCAAGACCGCCCACATGAAAGAAGTCAAGAAGCAGGTCAAGAATGCCGCTCAGAAGCAGGCACAGGACATGGATGCCTACGTGATGTTGTCTTTCGACACATGGGAGGCAAAGGCAGCTTTCTGCCGTCGTTTCGGTTATGACCCCTACGACAAATTTCTCAAAGGCGAGGTATTTGACGAAATAGTGGAGAGGATTGAATAATGGGAAACGGGGACGCAGGTGACATATACGGGCGTTTTACTCTTAGCCGAAAGGTGATTGGCTTTGCAGAAGATGTTATCACAGACGGGAAAACTCGTGGCAGAAAAATTAAAATTGGCAGAGTCAATAACTTTATGGGTAAAAATAAATTTCGTCAACGCGGCTTCGACAGAACAGCCCCTCTATACCTGACAGATGATACTATAATAAAGTATATCCACCACCCAAAAGGAAAGAAAGGAGCTACAGTTCCAGTCAAATTATTACCAGCTGTAGTGAGGGCGTTGAACAACCCCAAACACATTTATCAAGATATGAGTAGTAAAAATATACGAAGTGGTAATATGATTTATGTTGGAACTCTGAGACATCCAGATTATAGGGGCAAAGTGATTAAAGCTGTTGTCCATGCTAATTTTACCAGAAACGGAGAAGTATTCAATAAAGTAAAATCTTTTGGAATAGTGGATAGGACAAATATGGGCGACCAACAATATAGAAAAATAAAATAGCCATGAAGAATCATGGCTATATTTCAAAGGCAAGAAGGGACTCGAACCCTCGATATGCGACCTTTCGGCTACCTCGCTACCATACCTGCGACCATCAGTACCTTTGATTCTGCAAATATAACAAATAAAACTCAGATAACGATAATAAATGATTGATATTTAACATTTATGGCTGAAAGTCAGAAGAAATCCAAGGGGAAACCTAAATATAACTACAAGAGTGAGGACTTTCTCTCTCTTGTGGAATCGTATGCAAAGAAGGGTTTCACTGACAAGGAAATCGCCTGTGCGATAGGGTTGAATCCGACATATTTCTGTGAGAAGAAATCAGAAGTACCCGAACTATCCGAAGTCCTCTCGCGTGCGCGTAACGCGATAAACGCCCTTGTGCGTGCCAAGTTCCTTGCAATGGCACTGGGCGGTATCAAAACCAAGTCAGTCACACGCCGACGCCTGAAAGACAAAGACGGCAATCTCCTCGACGAGACAGAAGAATGTATTGTGGAAAGCGAGCTTGCCCCCAATCTGTCGGCGCAGGCTACATGGCTCCGCCACTATGACGAGGAATGGCGCAGAGTGCAGCGAGGAGAAGACCCGGAAGAAGACAGGCAAGATGAGGGCAGCATCAGCATCGACAAATGGATTAAAGACAATACGGAATGATAGTGACACAGTCAATATATAACCCGCTCTATACTGATAAGGAATATTTCATCATATTGGTCACCGGCGGTCGCGGTTCTGGCAAATCATTCAATCTTTCCGCATTTAACGGCAGGCTTACATTCGAGAAGTCGGAAGACCGCTCCCTTGCTCATACAATCCTCTACACCCGATATACGATGGTGTCCGCCCACATGTCTATCATCCCCGAGATGCTCGAAAAGATAGAACTTGACGGTACAAGCAAATACTTCCGCACGACAAAGACAGACATTATCAACACCAGAAGCGGTGGCAAGATAATGTTTCGCGGCATCAAGACCTCATCAGGCAACCAGACCGCGAAGCTGAAATCAATTCACGGCATCACGACATTCGTATGTGACGAAGCTGAGGAGTGGACGGATGAGAGCGACTTCGACAAGATTATGCTCTCCATTCGTCAGAAAGGAATCCAGAACCGCATCATAATCATCATGAACCCTACGGACTCCAATCACTTCATCTATCAGAAGTATATCCGCGACACCCATAAGCTTGTGGAGTTTGACGGCGTTCCCGTTCAGATTTCCACTCACCCCAACGTGCTGCATATACATACTACCTATCTTGACAACATAGACCATCTTTCCGACGAGTTCCTTAAAGAGGTACGCCGCATGAAAGAGGAGAATCCGGAGAAATACGCCCACACGGTCATAGGCAGGTGGAGCGATGTTGCAGAAGGAGCAATATACAAGAAATGGGGTGTGGTGAAACGTATGCCGGAAGGAATACAGAAGATAGCCATAGGGGTTGACTTCGGCTTCACCCATGACCCCACTGCGATTATAATGTGCGGGGTTAAAGACAATGACCTCTATCTTGATGAGCTTTGTTACCGCACTAATATGCTTTCCCGCGACATAATAAATGTACTTAAACAATATCCTGACATGCGTGTGATAGCCGACTCTGCCGACCCGCGCCTCATTCAGGAGATAGCCAACGCCGGAATCCGCATCTATCCGGTAGAGAAAGGAGCCGGGTCAATAATTGCCGGCATCGAAAAAACAAAAGAGTTCAATATGTATGTGACTGAGCGTAGTTACAACATAATGAAAGAGCTGCGCAATTATGTATGGGACAAGGATAAAGACGGACGCTATGTCAACGCACCCGCGGACGGACAGGCAGACCACGCCTGCGATGCCGTCAGATATTATGTCCTTGGCGTTATACTCGGCAAAATACGCATATTACAAAACAACACTGGAATATTCAATCATTAAAACATACCACAATGACACTTGAGGAAATACTTGCATTAGAGGATATAGGTCAGAAAGTGACGTACTTAAAACAGGGGCGCCGCACACCGGAAGTGAACGTGACAAGACTGCGTGCCGACTGGAATCCTGACTTACACGAAATCATTACCGATAAAGAGAAATACCCTAAGATTAAGGTTGTAATTGAAAAAGAAAAGCATGAATGGGACGAAAAGACTCAAAAACAAGTCACTATTCCGGCAAAGACTAAAGAAGTTGAGCCAAACCGCATAGCCATCCCGCTTGAGCAGGATATAGTCAATATTCATACCGCATTCACGGTAGGCACTGAACCGGAAATGACTTGCGACCCATCCAATGGTGAAAAAGCAATCTTCGAGGCTTTGAAATCAGTCCTGAAGAAGAATAAGATTAAATATCAGAACCGCAAGATCGTGCGCTCTTGGCTTTCCGAGCAAGAGGTGGCAGAATACTGGTATATTGCAACCGATGACGGTTTTTGGGCAAAGCTGAAAGCCCGCATAGCCTCTATATTCGGCAAGAATAAACCGGAGGGCAAACTGAAGAGCGTGGTCTGGTCGCCGTTCCGTGGAGACAAGCTATATCCATACTTCAGTGACGAGGGTGACCTTGTGGCTTTTTCACGCGAATACAAGAAAAGGGATATTAGCGGCAATGAGACAACATGCTTCATGTGTATCACAGCCGACACGGTTTATAACTGGGAGCTTGATAGAGAGTGGTTAGACAGTGGCAGTTTTCGCCACAAATTCAACAAATTACCGGTAATCTATTCCTATCGTCCGGAAGCTCTGTGTGACAAGATACGTACTATTCGTATAAGGCTTGAAAAGCTGCTGTCGGGTTATGCAGACTGCATCGACTACCATTTCTTCCCTATCCTGATGCTTTTCGGCGACATTCAGAACTTCTCCGGCGAGTTCAAGAATCGTGTTGTCGAACTGACCGGAGACAAAGCCAACGCGGCTTACCTTACATGGAACCAGGCAAGCGATCCGGTAAAAGTGGAGCTTGACACTTACTTCAATCAGGCATATGCCCTGACGAATACTCCACGCATATCATTTGACCAGCTAAAAGGCACCGGCTCGGCTTTGTCCGGGGTTGCGTTCCGTTATGTATTCATGGGCGCTCACATGGCTGTGCAGAATCACGGTGAGGAACTGGGCATGTTCATGCAGCGCCGTGCAAACTTTCTTATCTCCGCTCTCGGCGCTATAAATTCATCACTTCAGGCAGCATCCGAGACTATAGATGTAGAAGTCGATATAGTCCCGTATATCATCGACAACATTGATGATAAGGTTAAGACAGCAGTATCAGCCGTGCAAGGAGGCGTATGGTCTCGGCGTGATGGAATTATATTTGCCGGTAACGCATCACGTGTCGAAGAGACCTTAAAAGAGATTGAGGAGAATCAGCGTGAATCAACAACCGACAGCTCCAATTCACAAAATTCATGACAATTAAGTAAATGTCATGAATTAAGCTGTAATACAAAGTGTTTCATTCATTAAGTGACGCTATTTTTACGGTATGACAAAATATCATAATTATGACTATAATTGAAAAAATCTTAGCGGCGCTCCAAACCAAATTTCCGGGGGTGGAGACTGCAATCCTCACCCGAATCGCCAACAAAAAGGGCGACGGAGTTACGGATGAGAACATGATAAACTCCATTGTTGAGGGTATCGGTTTTCAAGACGTGTTGACATCATACGGCGATTTCCGCGCCGGGGATGCTCGGATTACAGCCATACGTGGCTATGAGAAGCAGCATAACCTTAAAGACGGCAAGCCAATCGAGACTCCCCCTACCCCTCAACCACAGCCCCAACCCGAAGTCGGTCCGGATATTGAAGCGATTGTGAAAGCTGCCGTGGATAATGCGGTGAAGCCCTATGCCGACAAGCTGTCTCAGTTTGAGACGGAACGTAATCAGGCTACACGCGCACAGCAGATTTCAGCCAAGGCAAAGGAATATGGCATTCCCGATTCTCTTGTTCCGATGCTCAATATAGCGGAGGATGCAGACCTTGACGCTTACATGAAAGATGCAAAGCAGACGTTCATCAACGCCGGGCTATCAGAAATCAAGCCACCACAGCAAGGCGGTGGGGCTAAGAATGAGAATGAGGAGATTGCGGGGATGATTTCCGCGAGAACTAAAGAAATTGTAGAATCTAAAAAGTAAAATCAAATGGCAGCAGGAACAAAATACAACCTACCTCCTGATTACAAGCCCGAAGAGCTTTACCGTGTCGAGTCCGGCGTCCGCAAGAGTGGCCCGTGGAAGCTCGACACCACCAACCTTCCAATAGGTTCGGTGCTTCCTCCGTTTACTCCGGTGGAAGCCGACCTAAGAAAGCGCACCATCGTGCCTGTGCGCAACGTGCAGCTCCATGAAACTGTAGCGTCAACCGATACGACCATTAAAATCAAAAAATCAATACTCGTGTACACGGGTATGATTCTTGGTGATGGCAAGAATGGCATGACTGTCAAATCGGTAGATTCCTCAAACAAAGACTATGACCTGATTACTCTTGAAGCGGCAGCCGGTGCTGATCTTGAAAAAGATACTGTCCTTTTTGAGGCGACAGCAGCAGGCGGGACAAAAAAGAAGAATACCGCCAATTTTGTACTGTTTGACGCAAAGAAAGTGGAGTCTGATGGTCCGGTTCTCTGCACTCTTTTGATGCAGGCTTATGAGGTAAAGGAATCTAAGCTGCACATTCCTATTCATGAACTTGACAAGGCAGGATTGACATCCCGCTTCCAGTTCGAGTATTAACCTAAAAGAAAAAGTTGAGCTATGAATTTAACCATACAGACTCTTTTCAACGACTCGGCAATCGTCAACGCGGTGATTGACCGTGTACTTCAGACTCGCCTTGACACTATATACTGGAAGCAGTACGGTAAGTTCCGCGAGACCAAAACCCGTGTATTCAAAACCTACCTCGGCACTGTAACCGGAGTCGTGGCTGGTTCAATCATCGGCAAAAACGACCAGAAGCCACTCCGTGAGCGCCGTACTCTTGGCAGCGGTCTCACCGAAATAGCATATCTTGGTGACCGCTATCAGATGGACATAGAGCGACTTTCGGAGCTTCAGGACATCCTTGACAAATTCAACGCCGCTAATACTGCCGACCAGCGCACTATCCTTGATGAAATCATCAATTTCATAGTTGACGACTATCGTCAGGTGCTTCTCGCGCCCCACAAGCGCATGGATATTATCGTGCCTGAGCTTTTGATGACCGGCAAGACTGAAGTACATCTCGCTGACAATAAGGAGGGAATCTCCTTGCTCGACATCGAGCTTCCATTTCACTTCATAAAACCCGATGCGGCAGAGAAAGCCAAATTCATTTCTTATCTGAAAAATCAGATTCAGGAACTGAAAGCCAAATACGGCACATTCTCCAAGATGATTATGTCGCAGGGTACGTTCAACAAGCGTATCGTGGGCAGTGCGGAGTTCGGTGAGACTTTCAAGATGATTCTCGGCAACAATCAGTTCTATGTCGGCGGAGGTCTCATCACTTCGCAGATGGCGTCACAGGTGTTCACCGGCATCGGTCTCCCGGCTATTGAAATCAAGGATGACTATGTGGAGATGCAGGACGGCACAAACAAACAGCTATATGCTGATGACCGCATCACCCTGCTCCGCAGCGACGATGTGCTTGAAATGCGTCATCATAAGCCATATGTAATGACCGACCCTGTACCGGGGCGCAACTATTCGTCTTCCGACGGTCAGATGTCTATATGCAACTACCGTGACGAGGAAGGTCGTTACATGGAGTACACCGCCGAGTGGATTCCCGAGTTCAAGGCACCCAACAAGATTGTCAACTTTGACCTATCACAGCTGGGATAAAGCATGATACAAGGCGAATATGTAAAACAGAAATTTCAGACCTTCGGCATAACCTTGTCGGAGGCTGATATTCTGGATATATCTCTTAATTCAGGTATTGATAAATGCAAAGAGATAGATTCAGCCAATTTCGCTGCTGTCTCAGTCGGTATGGCTAAGTTTATCCCGTCACTTTTGCTCCGCGCAACCTCGGTCAGTGAGAGTGGGTTTTCAATGTCGTGGAATGTTGAGGGAATCAAGCAGTATTACGCCTATCTGTGCAGCAAATATGGACTCAAAGATGAAATCAATACAGACAAACCGACAGTAAACTTCATACAATGATTTTCGCTCCACACAAGCTTCAGATTAAACGCACAATCCCTGTTGAAAATGACGAGTTCGGGCGCCCTTTACCCGGTACCGGCGGGGAGACATGGGAGGACGTGTGTGCCTGTCGCTGTGACAACAACACCACCAAGGAGTTTAGGAGCGAGAACGGACACGTCTATCGCCCCGCATATCATGTTGTGTGCGATGGCAAGACCGGACTTAGCGCCGGGGACTATGTCCGCTGTATGGATGGCGAATCTGTAAGAGGAGAAGGGAAAGTCTACATCCCGAAACCGGCTAACTATTTCAACTATTCAGAAATATGGATTTGAAGTGTGAAACCGATTTTTCAGATGTCGATGAGTTCTTCTCCGAAGGGAAATGGGAGGTACAGAAGGCGATGATAGATGCCGGCGACAATGCAGTGAAACATGCGGAGGGACACGGCGATTATCAAGACCACACGCTCACTCTCCGGACATCCAACAAATTCGACGTCAAGGAAGACCGGCTGATTCTCTACAATGATGCCACATCACCGCAGGGTTATCAGTATGCTTCCAACGTAGAATCTAAAGGATATGACGTATTAAGCAGCGCGGCTTTAGGCGCAGAACGTGAATTAAAAGAGAAGTTTGAACGATGATTACACCACAGACAATAGGCAACATCCTTTATCGTGACAGCAAGGCACTTGACATCTTGCCTGTGTATGTCACGCTTCCGGGCGACAATTCCGATGAGATTCCCTCGGGTGAAGTCAAGGAAGAACGTGTTGTAATACATGTCAAAAAACAGGTACCCGGTACCTACTGGCGCAAGAGTTACAATGAAGTTAATATCCTTGTGCCCCGTCTTGCCAACCGCCCCGACCGCATAAGACTGGAGCAAGTGGAACATAAGGCGATGGCGGTGTTTGACGACGTGGTCGGAAAGTTTAACAACGTCACCTATTCATATTCCGTAGATAGCATCGGGTCTATGACAGACCCGGCTTTGCGCTGCGAATATGTCAATTGCAGAATTTTATTTGAAGTATTAAATGTAAAATAACTCTATTATGAAAAAAGCGTACATAGGAATTAAACGAGTGCTTTACGGCGACGCGCTTAAAGCCATGCCAACAGGCACGACCAAATTCGACGGTGCCGCTCTTGCGGCTATGCTTGCCTCTGTCGGAACCGAGAATGCCAAGCTCACGGAAGTGAAGAATGTTCATCAGGACACATGGGGGTATGAGGAGTCAGACCCCTCAGTAACCGAGTATATCAACCAGCTCACCGGTCAGGCGTATTATCGCGATATGGAACAGGCCGGCATCCCGACAATCAGTTTCACTCTCGGTGAGTATTCTCTTGAGGATAAGGCTTCCCTTCAAGGTGGCGAGGTTATTGATGGCGCATGGCATCGCAAGGACATGCTCAAGCCGATTGCCAAGCTTATCGTCGCCCAGACCAAGACTGACGAATGGATTGTAATGCCTAATGCAAATATCGTGGGCAGAGGCAATTTTGTGCAGAAAAATATCGGTCTCGGTGTTGCCGCCGTACCTGTTGAGACAGGCGTCGAAGGGCTTTCCGCAGAAATATGGTTTAACGGTTCCGATGGGCAATAGCATTACGAATTTACTCTTTCG